AAAAGAATATGGAACGTATGATGTTAACGTAACAGATGGCACTATCAATTGGAAAAAAGATGAAAAATAATATTATCAGAAAAATTACAATTGGTAAAGATTATAAAAATGACTCAATGCACTACGCTGTTGATCAAGAAGTTTATGGTGGCCATAAGATTTGTGATATAATAGAGGAGGAAGATAAGTACTCTATTTATATTAGAAAACAAGATGTTGTTATACCATGGAAGGACTTCAATAAAAATATGGCAATATCAATCGAGTATAACTTAGAATACTAATGAATGCTTATAAAGATTATGTTGTCACTCCTATTGGTTCACGTTATAACAACGTTAAAAAATTTGATGAAAAAGAACTAATACTTAACACAGAAGTATTTAATCATCAATACGTAAATAGATTAGCAAAAATTATCGCTACTCCATTATTACTTAAGTCACCTTTAAATGTAGGTGACGAAGTAATAGTCCATCATAATATATTTAGAAGGTGGCATGATGTTAAAGGTGTGGAGCGTAATAGTAGATCATATTGGAAAGAAGATAAATATATAATATCACAAGATCAAATATATTTATACAACAATAAAGCTATGCCCGGATACAGTTTTGTTAAACCTATTAAATCAACAAATCCATATCACTATAAATTACAAGTAGATATAGAGCAGCCTTTAGTTGGCGTTGTTAAGTATAGTGATGGTTCTTTTGAAAAAGAAGATTTAGTTGGATTTACACCTAGTAGTGAGTTTGAGTTTATTATAAACGGAGAGAGACTATATAGAGTTTTAAATAAATTTATTACAATTAAATATGAATATCAAGGAAACGAAGAAGAGTATAATCCAAGCTGGGCACAAAGCTGTTGAGGAGTTAATTAAAGTTGCTAGAGAAGAGATAGTTGATTCAGACGAAGATATATCAGCTGATAGACTAAAGAATGCTGCTGCTACAAAAAAGTTAGCTATATTCGACGCGTTTGAAATATTAAATAGAATCCAAGAAGAAGAAGCTATGTTAGATGGCAAAACGATAGAGACTAAAGAAAACAAGTTCAAAGGGTTTGCAGAAGGAAGATCTAAGTAATGTATAATCAAACGTTATATAAGGTTGTAAAGCCTATAAGAGAAAACACTGTTAAAAGATTAAACAAATCTAAAAAATGGCAGTACGGTTATAATAAAGAAAATGATATTGTTGTTATTTCTAAAAACGGTCAGATTGGTGATATTGTTGAAATACAAGGTTTTCAAATAGCTTTACCAAAGCAACCAAAAGAAATATACTCTTGTAGTAAGATTAAGTCGGAACAAAAGTGGAAGCAGTTTGCAACTAACCCTGATTTTAAAAAAATCAAAACAGTATTTGATTGGCAGGAGTATCCAGATGATTTTAAAGAAAAACATTATGGGTACATAGACGAGGAGTTTAAAAGAAGAGAAGAAGGGTTTTGGTTTATGAACAATGGTAAGCCAACATATATAACAGGAACACATTATATGTATTTACAATGGAGTAAGATAGATGTAGGTGCACCTGATTATAGAGAGGCTAATAGATTGTTTTTTATATTCTGGGAGGCTTGTAAAGCTGATAATAGAAGTTATGGAATGTGTTACTTAAAAAATAGACGTTCTGGTTTTTCATTTATGAGTTCAGCTGAAACAGTTAATTTAGCTACATTAGCTAGTGATAGTAGATTTGGTATACTATCTAAAACGGGTGCTGATGCTAAAAAAATGTTTACAGACAAGGTTGTACCAATAAGTCTCAACTATCCATTTTTCTTTAAACCAATACAAGATGGTATGGACCGACCAAAGTCCGAACTCGCATATCGAGTGCCAGCTAAAAAGTTTACTCGTAAGAAAATACGTGAGCGTGAGGAAATGGATGATGTTGAAGGGCTAGATACAACTATAGACTGGAAGAATACAGGTGATAATAGTTATGACGGTGAAAAACTTTCTTTATTAGTACATGATGAAAGTGGTAAATGGGAGAGACCTGATAACATAAAAAATAACTGGAGGGTTACAAAAACTTGTTTACGATTAGGTAGTAGAGTTGTTGGTAAATGCATGATGGGTAGCACGAGTAACTCATTAGAAAAGGGTGGTGATAATTTTAAAAACCTATACAACAATTCAGACGTAACCAAAAGAAATAAAAATGGACAAACTAAGTCGGGATTATATTCTTTGTTTATTCCTATGGAATGGAATTACGAAGGATTCATTGATGAGTACGGGCAACCTATATTCGATAATCCTTTGCAACAAGCATTTGATCCACATGGAGTAGAAATACAACAAGGTGTTGTTGATCACTGGGAGAATGAAGCAGAAGGATTAAAAGACGATCAAGATGCTTTGAACGAGTTTTATCGTCAATTTCCTAGAACTGAAGAGCATGCGTTTAGAGACGAAACGAAAAATAGTTTATTTAATCTTATTAAGATATACGAGCAAATAGACTACAATGAGGGTAATAGAAACTCATCTGTAATAACTCCTGGTAATTTCCAATGGATGCATGGTAAAAAAGATACACTAGTATTATTTAACCCAGATCCTAATGGCAGGTTTAAAGTTAGCTGGGTGCCAGGTCAAGAATTACAAAACAATGTAATCATTAAAAATAATACTAAGTGGCCAGGTAATGAACACATGGGCGCATTTGGTTGTGACTCATATGATATCTCTGGAACTGTAGATAAGCGAGGATCAAAAGGAGCTTTGCATGGATTAACTAAATTTTCTATGGAAGATGCTCCAGCTAATACTTTTTTCTTAGAATATGTAGCTAAACCACAAACAGCTGAGATATTTTTTGAAGATGTTTTAATGGCACTAGTATTTTACGGTATGCCAATACTAGCAGAGAATAATAAACCTAGATTGTTATATTATTTAAGAAGAAGAGGTTACAGAGGTTTTAGTATGAACAGGCCAGATAAGATTTGGAACAAACTATCAGTTGCAGAAAAAGAAGTTGGTGGAATACCAAACTCCAGTGAAGACATAAAGCAAGCTCATGCTGCTGCTATTGAAATGTATATTAACGATCATGTTGGTTTAACGCAAGAAAGCACTTATGGTAACATGTACTTTAATGAGACTTTAAATGATTGGGCTAAATTTGACATAAACAAAAGAACCAAGCATGATGCTTCTATAAGTTCGGGTTTAGCAATAATGGCTTGCAATAGACACTTATACAGACCTAACCCAAGTAAAGAAAAAACTAAGTTAAATTTGAATATATCTAAGTATAATAACAAAGGAATTTCATCTACGATAATTAAAAATAAAATATGAGATCAGAACAGTCTATACATTTTCCATCACAAGCAGTTAGTGATTTAGAAAAATTAAACGAAGAGTATGGTTTAAAAATCGCTAGAGCTATAAGGCATGAATGGTTTTCAGGCGCCACATCTAAATACAATAGTCAACAAAATAATTTTCACACTCTTAGATTATATGCTAGAGGCGAACAATCAATACAAAAATATAAAAATGAATTATCTATAAATGGTGATTTATCTTATTTAAATCTAGACTGGAAACCTGTACCTATTGTTCCTAAGTTTGTAGATATTGTTGTAAATGGCATGGCTCAACGTAATTATGATATTAGTTGCTTTGCTCAAGATGAAGCCGGCGTTAGTAAGCGAACAGAATATATGGAGTCTATGCTTAGAGATATGAGAGCTAAAAATTTTGACTCAATAATAAAGCAGCAGTTTGACATTGATATGACTGAGAATGACCCTGAGATATTACCAGATACTGAAGATGAACTAGCTTTACACATGCAGCTTAACTACAAGCAAGGTATAGAACTAGCGGAAGAGCAAGCTTTAAACGTATTATTAGAGGGAAGTGACTACGATTTAATTAGACGTAGAGTTCTTTATGATTTAGCCGTTTTAGGTATTGGCGCTACTAAAACAACATTTGATTGGAATGATGGAGCTAGAGCTGAGTATGTTGATCCAACAGATTTAGTTTATTCACACACTGAATCTCCGTACTTTGATGACATATACTATATAGGTGAAATAAAAGAAATACCAATAAATGAATTAGTTAAAGAGTTTCCAAGTTTAACTGAGTCAGATGTAAAGTCAATAATAAGTAAAAGAGCTTATCCGCTTGATTACGTTAACAACAAGGATAAAAACAAAATTCAAGTTTTATATTTTAATTATAAAACGCACATGAATGATGTTTATAAATTAAAGAAAACAGGTAGTGGTGCTGACAAGGTAATTCAAAAAGACGACACCTTTAATCCACCTGTAGAAAATATGGATGGCGACTTTAGCAAGCTTGAGAGAGTTGTTGAAACACTATATGAAGGTGTTTATATTGTTGGTTCAGATAAAATGTTAAGATGGAGAATGTGTCCTAATATGATGCGTACAGACTCTGATTTTAGCAAAGTAAAAATGAACTATCAAATTACAGCACCAAGAATGTACAGAGGTAGAATAGAATCTTTAGTTAGTAGAATAACTAGCTTTGCTGATATGATACAGCTAACACATTTAAAGTTACAACAAGTAATGGCTCGTATGGTTCCAGATGGTGTCTATCTTGATGCTGATGGTTTAGCTGAAATAGATCTTGGTAATGGAACAAACTATAATCCACAAGAAGCTTTAAATATGTTCTTCCAAACTGGTAGTGTTATAGGTAGAAGTTTTACATCAGACGGTGATATGAATCCAGGTAAAGTTCCAATACAGCAAATTAGTAATGGAGTTAATAGTGGTAAGTTACAAAGTTTAATATCTACGTACAACTACTACTTACAAATGATAAGAGATGTAACTGGACTAAACGAAGCAAGAGACGCTAGCACTCCAGATAGAGATGCTCTAGTTGGTGTACAAAAGTTAGCGGCTGCTAATTCTAATACAGCAACAAGGCATATACTTCAATCTATGTTGTATTTAACCGCTGAGGTTGCAGAATGCTTATCGCTTAGAATATCAGATATAATAGAGTATTCTCCAACAAAAGATGCTTTTATAAGATCGTTAGGTGCACACAATGTGGCTACATTAGAAGAAATGAAAAACCTACATTTATATGACTTTGGTATATTTATAGAATTAATGCCAGATGACGAAGAAAAGCAAATGCTTGAAAATAATATACAAGTAGCGTTGTCACAAAAGTTAATTGATTTAGACGATGCGATAGACTTAAGGACTGTTAGAAATGTTAAGTTAGCTAACCAATTACTGAAAGTTAAAAGAAAAAATAAAGCTAAAAGAGATCAGCAAATGCAACAACAAAATATCCAAGCTCAATCTCAAGCTAACCAACAAGCTCAACAAGCAGCTGCTCAAGCAGAGGCTCAAAAGAACCAAGTTAAAACTCAAGCAGAAGCACAATTAGAACAAACTAAAAATGAATTAAAAACGCAGTACTTACAATCTGAGGTTCAAGCTAAAAAAGATTTAATGCAGTTTGAGTTTGATTTAAATTCAAAGTTAGAGTCAATGAAGCAAAATACAAATGTTCAGTTAGAAAACTCTAGAGAAAATAGAAGAGATCAGCGTGTTGACATGCAAGCTGAGCACCAAAAAGAAATGATAAACAAAAGAACTGAGGGTGATTCACTTAAAAACTTTGAATCATCAGGTAATGATATACTTACAGGGAATGCTGGTTTAGCCGGATAACCTATTTTTTAATATTTTATAAAATTTTATTATGACAGAAGAAAACAAAGAAGTTGTTGAAGAAACAACTGAGCAGCCAGTAGAAGAGGTTGTTGAAAATAAAGTGGAACAACCACGAGATGATAACGGACAGTTTAAGTCTAAATTTGAAAGCGCTGGAGATGATAGCGTAACCAAGGTGGATTTAAGTAAACCGGTTAATTTAGAAGAAACAAAAGAAACTCCGGTTGAAAACGTTGAGCAAGAAGTTGAAACTGAAGATAAAACAGAACAGGTGGAAGAAGAAATAATGCCTGTTATAGAAGAAGTCACTATTGAAGACTTAAAAGAAGATGAAGCTATAGATGCTGTTGAAGAAAAAGTAGAAGAAGCAATAGCTGAATCAGAACAAACGGGTAAGCCGCTACCAGAAAATATACAAAAGTTAGTAGACTTTATGGAAGAAACCGGTGGTGACTTAAATGACTACGTTAACCTAAACAGAGACATTGATAAAATGGATGACTCTGATATATTAGACGAATATTATAGAGCTACTAAATCTCATTTAACAGCTGAAGAAAGAAATTTTTTAATGGAAGATAGTTTTGGTATAGATGAAGATGTTGATGATGAAAGAGATATTCGTAAAAAGAAAATAGCCCTCAAAGAGCAAGTTGCCGAGGCTAAAGCCCACTTAGACAGGCAAAAGTCTAAATACTATGAAGAAATCAAATCTGGAGTTAAACTAACTAGTGAGCAACAGAAAGCAGTTGAGTTCTTTAATAGATACAACAAGGATCAAGAAAGTCAGAAAAAATTATCTGAGCAAAGTAAGAGAACATTTTTAAATAAAACTAATAGTCTTTTTAATGATAAGTTCAAAGGTTTTGAATATAACGTTGGAGACAAAGTATATAGATTTAATGTTAAAGATGTTAACAAAGTGAAAACAACGCAGAGCGATATTAATAATTTTGTCAACAAGTTTGTTGGCGAAGACAAATCAACTATCGAAGATGCTGCCGGTTATCACAGATCTTTATTTACAGCGATGAATGCTGATGCCGTAGCTAAACATTTTTATGAGCAAGGTAAAGCAGATGCCACTAAAAATAGAGTTGCTAAGGATAAGAATATAAACATGGAACCTAGAAAAACTCACGGCGAAGTTAATGTTGGTGGTGTTAAGTACAAGGTTTTAGGTGATTCATCTTCTGAAATGAAAAACAGATCTTTTAAAATTAGAAAGAAAAATTAATTAATAATTTAAAAAAAATATATTATGGCAATTACAGGAGGAGGGTCTTTGAATAGTGTAGCGTTACCGCAAAAACAAGCGGCTACGTCTAACTATCTAGATCTAGCGTCAGAAGCTGGAAAAGGCTGGGCGCAACAATATGTACCTGACTTAATGGAAAAAGAAGCTGAAGTGTTCGGTCCACGAACTATTTCAGGTTTTTTAGCTCAAGTCGGTGCAGAAGAAGCTATGCAAGCTGATCAAGTTGTTTGGTCAGAGCAGGGCAGATTACATTTAGCATACACTGGGGAAATAACAGATGCTACTACTGGTGGTGGTGTTATTACTATCGATAAAGATATTGATGGTCAAACAGCTGGAGCTAATCATGGTATTAGAGTTAATGACACAGTTATTGTCGCTAGTTCTGAAGGAGTTGTTAAGTGTTTAGTTTCTGCTGTAGCTAGTGCTGCAGTTACATGCCGCCCTTATGGAGAGGCTAACTTAGATACTACATTTACCGCTAGTCAAGGTACTAATTCAGTTAACGTATTAGTTTACGGTTCTGAATTTGCAAAAGGAACTAATGGTAGAGATAGCTCAAATGAACCAAAGTTTCAATCATACAACAACAAACCAATCATAATGAAAGACTTTTATGAAGTATCAGGATCTGACACTTCTAGAATTGGTTGGGTTGAAGTTTCGACTGAAAATGGTCAAGGTGGATACATGTGGTACCTAAAAGCTGAAGCAGACACAAGAGCTCGTTTCACTGATTATTTAGAAATGGCAATGCTAGAATCTGTAAAAGGTGGTGCTGCTGGTGGTTACACTGGTGGTGTGGCTGATGTTACTGATGACTTTTTATACAGTGATAACACAGGTGATGTCACAGGTACGCAAGGTTTATTTAATGCTATTGAAGAAAGAGGTAATGTTACTTCTGGAATAACTGGTGTTAATGCTGCTACTGACTTAGCTGAGTTCGATGCTATACTTGCTGAATTTGATAAGCAAGGCGCTATTGAAGAATACATGATGTTTGTAAATAGAGCTACTAGTTTAGCAATGGACGACATGCTTGCTTCAATGAATTCTTACGGAGCTGGAGGTACTTCTTACGGAGTATTCGACAACGACGAGGATATGGCATTAAATTTAGGTTTCTCAGGATTCCGAAGAGGTTCTTATGACTTCTACAAATCTGACTTTAGATACTTAAATGACAAAGCTACAAGAGGAAGTATTAATGACGCATATGCTGCGGCTGCAATTAGAGGAGTATTTATTCCTGCTGGTGTTTCAACTGTTTATGACCAAGCAATGGGCAAAAACATGAAGCGACCATTTTTGCACGTTAGATATAGAGCTTCACAAACTGATGACCGAAGAATGAAAACTTGGGTTACCGGTTCTGTTGGTGCTGCTACTTCTGCGCTTGATGCAATGCAGATTCACATGTTATCAGAAAGATGTTTAATCACACAAGGTGCGAACAACTTTATGTTAATGACGTAAATCATTTATTTATAAGGGCGGTCTAGTATCGCCCTTATATTTTTATTAATTATATTATATATTATATTATGGCAAAGAAAAAAATAACTAAGGTTGAAGAACCTATAGTTGAAGAAACAATAGTTGCTGAAGAACAACTAGTTGTAAAAGAACAACCAAAGGTAGAAATACCTAAAGTAAAACCCAAAGTTAATACAGGTTGGGAAATAAAAGATAGAGTTTATTATTTAAAAGGAAGATCAAAGCCTTTAACTAGATTTTTAAAAGGAGCTGACATATATTGGTTTGATACAGAAAAAGGTTATGAAAGAGAACTAAAGTATACCAAAAATCAAAGAACAGTTTTTGTAGATGAAATGAAAGGTGATCAAAGGCTAGAACATATTGTCTTTAGAAGTGGTGCGTTGGTAGTACCAAAAGAAAAAACGATATTACAAAAGCTGTTATCATTATATCACCCTCATAGAGATAAACTTTATTACGAATTTAAACCAAGTAAAGTTGCAGAAGCTCAAATAGATATTTTAGAAATGGAAGCTGATGCTATTGTTATAGCTAGAGATTTAGGTATAGACGAAGCAGAAGCTATCATGAGAGTAGAAAATGGTTCCTCGGTATCTAAGATGAGTTCTAAG